CCGCCGTGTGTATGCGTGCGCACGTGGGGCTGTGCCGGGGCCCAATGGCTGAGCGGGTTTGTGACTGTGGCTGCGGCCAGGTGGTGACGCCCCCTAGACGGGGAGGCCCACCGAAGCGGTTCGCCACCGGGGCATGCCGGGCCAGGTTCAGCCGGCAGGGCAAGGCTAGGAATGCCCGGGCGTCACCGCCGAAACCGGTGGCGCACGTCACAGCTGAGCAGCGGCTCCGTGACCTCGAGGAACTGTACGGCCGGCTGAGGGCCGATGTGGAGAAGTACGGGACCCTGGTGGAGACGCCGTCGGGGTTGAAGGCGAACCCGAGCGTGGCGGAGATGCGTCGGGTCAGTGTCGAACTCGGGAAGATGGCGGCGCCGGCTCCGGCGCAGGAGGCTGAAGATGACATCATCAGCAGCCTCCGCGTTGCCTGACCTCTCCGAGGACGAGGTCGTTGTCCGGTTTTTCCGCAATGTGCTGCGGCATGCCAAGGGCCGGTGGGCGGGTGGGCCGTTCCTGTTGGAGCCGTGGCAGGAGACTCTGGTCCGGGATCTGTACGGGCGACGAGATGAGCAGGGCCGTCGTTGGTTCAAGGAGGCGCTGGTTGGGATCGCCCGCAAGAACGGCAAGTCGTCGCTGGCCGCCGGCCTGGCGCTGTACCACCTGACGGTGGGGGGCGAGCCGGGCGGCGAGGTCTATTCGTTGGCCGGCGACCGAGACCAGGCCCGGATTGTCTACGACACGGCGAAAGCGATGGTGGAGGCCAGCCCGGTGCTGGCGAAGGAATGCCGGCCGTTCCGGTCGGTGATCGAACACAAGCGGTCGGGGTCGACATACCGGGTGCGGTCATCGGAAGCGCGCCGGTCCCATGGGTACAACCCGGTGCTCGCGATCGTGGACGAGCTCCACGTGCACCCGGACGGCGAGCTCTACGAAGCGATGAAAACAGCCATGGGAGCACGGGAGGAACCATTGCTTGTTTCCATCACGACGGCAGGGTTCGATGCCGACTCGTTCTGTTTCGACCTGTTCTCAAAGGCACGGCGGGGTGACGATCCTCGTCTGCTGTTCCGCTGGTGGCAGGCGCCGGATGGGGCGGATCCCGAGGACCGGTTGGGGTGGCATGCGGCGAACCCGGCGTCGTGGATTACCGACGAGTTCCTCGCCGATCAGCGCCGATCGGCGGGCCTGTCGGAGAACTCGTTCCGCCGTCTGCACCTGAACCAGTGGACGGAGTCGATGGAGGCGTGGTTCCCGTTCGGCCTGTGGGAATCGAGGGTGTCGGGACGACACCTTGAGCCGGGCGAGGATGTGGTGTTGGCGTTCGATGGGTCCTTCTCGAATGACTCGACGGGGCTGGTGGCCTGCACTGATGACGGGTTCCTGTCGGTGGTGGCGGCGTGGGAGAAACCGCCGGGGGACGATGGGTGGAGGGTGGATATCGCCGACGTGGAAGCGGCCGTCCTTGGGGCGTGTGAGACGTTCCGGGTGCGGGAGGTGGCGGCGGACCCGTATCGGTGGCAGCGGTCGTTGCAGGTGTTGGAGGCCGAGGGTGTCCCGGTGGTGGAATTTCCCCAGTCGGCGCAGCGGATGGGTCCGGCCACGGCCGCATTCCATGACGCGGCGATGGAGGGGCGGCTGTCCCATGATGGTGACGAGCGGCTGGGCCGCCATGTGGCCCACTGCGTGTTGAAGACCGACGCTCGAGGGTCTCGCATCGTGAAGGACCCGAAGAATCACGCCCGCAAGATCGACCTGGCTGTCTGCGCGGTGATGGCCTATGCCCGGGCCCTGGAAGTCCGCCCGCCGGCGGAGGCGCTCGTCGCCTGGCGGTGACTGTCTACCTGTGGTTGGGCGTGGTCGGTGCCGCCCTCGTTGCCGTCGGGTTCGCTCTGTGGGCAGTCCCCGTCGCCCTCGTCGTAGCTGGTCTGGAAACCATGGCCGCCGCCTACGTCGGCGCTTATTTGCACGCGAAGAAGGCTGGTAGCCCGTGAAGCTCCTGGATGCGCTGATCCCCACGCCGGCACAGCGGTCCTGGGACATCGACCCGTTCTCCGGTCTCGGCATCTACACCATCGGCGGCCACACCTATCAGGTGCCGCTCCAGACCACCATGGCCGGCGAGAAAGCCGAGACGATCCCGAACAGCTTCGAGGGGTTCGTTCTCGGCGGGTTGATGGGCAATGGGGTCATCTTCGGACTCGTGTCCGTTCGACTCCGGGTGTTCTCCCAGGCCCGCTTCCAATACCAGCGGTTCAACAACGGTCGGCCTGCCGACTTGTGGGGTGACCGGACCCTCCGGCTCCTTGAGAACCCCTGGCCGGGTGGCACCACCGGTGATCTCCTTGCTCTCAATCTTCTTCATGGCGATTTCGCCGGGAACGCCTACACCACCGTCATCGGCGGGCAGATGGTGGTCATGCGGCCGGACTGGGTCGACATCATCTTGGGGGAGCGGCGCTACACCGATGCCGCCGGCCGGCGCGGATCCGTCGGCTTCGAAAAGCTCGGGTATCTCTACTGGCAGGGTGGCCGCCAGAACGGCAAAGAGGTCATGTTCCTCCCTGAGGAGGTCGCCCACTTCGCCCCCCAACCTGACCCGCTGGCCTCGTATCGGGGCATGTCGTGGCTTACCCCGATCATCCGGGAGATCCAGGCTGACGGCGCCGCGACCGGGCACAAGCTCAAGTTCTTCGAGAACGCGGCCACCCCGAATCTGGCGGTGTCGCTGAAGGAGATCACCGACCCGAAGAAGTTCGAAGAGTTCGTCGACAAGATGGATGACCAGCACAAAGGCTGGGAGAACGCCTACAAGACTCTCTACTTGGGTGCTGGCGCTGACGTCACCGTCATCGGCACCGACCTCCAGCAGCTCGATTTCAAGAACGTCCAGGGATTCGGGGAGACCCGCTTGGCGCAGGCGGCCGGTGTCCCCCCAGTTGTCGCTGGTCTCTCCGAAGGACTCGCCGGCTCCTCTTTGAACGCCGGGAACTTCGGGCAGGCCCGCCGCCAGTTCGCCGACATCACCCTCTCCTCCCTGTGGGCCAACGCCGCCGGCGCGTTCGGCACCATCATCTCCCCACCGGATCCCGCCTCCCGTCTTTGGTACGACATCCGCGACATCCCCTTCCTCCGCGAGGACCAGCGGGACCTGTCCGATATCCAGTTCTCCCAGGCGCAGGCCATCCGCCAGCTCGTCGAAGCGGGCTACAAGCCCGACTCGGTCGTCTCCGCCGTCATGACCAACGACTTCAGTCTCCTCACCCACACCGGTCTGTTCTCCGTCCAACTCCAAGAAGCCGGGGCGACGCCCGCCGGTGAACCAGCAGCCAACGGCAAGGTGCCCGCATGACTTACTGGCAGCACCACTGACAGGAGCGAGCCATGGACGCCAACACACCCGTACCGGGCCGCCCCTGTGAGCGGACCTTCCTCCTCGAAGACATCGCCATCCGCACCGGAGGCGACGGCCGCACCGTCGTCGCCTACGCCGCCGTCTTCGAGACCCCCGCCGAGATTTACGACCAGGACGGTCACTACAACGAGATCCTCGCTCGAGGCGCCTTCGACAAGACCATCGGCGAACGCGCCGGGCAGATCCAGGTGTTCTACAACCACGCCAAAACGGTTTACGGCACCCCCTCCGAACGGTATTCCATGCCGCTCGGCACCCCCGAGGAGATCGTCGCTGACAACCGCGGGCTGCTCACCGTCACCCGCTACAACAAGACCCCTCTGGCCGACGAGGTGCTCGAGTCGATCCGCAACGGCGACATCCGAGGCCAGTCGTTCTCTGGCCGGTTCCTCCCCGGGAAATCCAAACGGTCCCGCGGCAAGGACGGCGCCCTCGACACCATCGTCCGCTCCGAAGTCGCTCTCCGCGAATACGGCCCCACCCCCATGCCCTCCTACAAAGAGGCCGCCATCGTCGGTGTCCGCATGGAAGAACTCGTCGACACCATCGGAGGCCTCGACGATGAGCAGCGGGCCGAGCTCATCAGAATCCTGAGCACTCCCGGAACTGCATCCGTGGAGCCGCCCCCGGCCGACGAAGCCGCCGCTGGCACTTCGTCGACCAACGACAAGCCGGCGCCAAGCCACCTGTCGGGACCCACACCCGCCGAGCGACGCCAACGCGTCCTCGCCTTCCTCAAGGAGGAGGTGGCATGACCACCGATCAGATCAGAGCTCGCATGGTCGAGCTCCGAACCCAAATCCAAGATCTCGCCCTTATCGAAGGTGACCTCGACGAAACCCAGCGGGCCACCTGGACAGCCAGTACCGCCGAATACGACCAACTCGAAGCCCAACTCGCCGAGCGGGCCGAACGGGCCCAGCGGCTCAGCAACCTGCGTGACGTCGTCGCCGAAACCGGTGATGGCGCCCAGGCGGCTGGCGAAGCCCGAGACGTCCAGGTCCAGCGCACCCAAACCCCCGACGACATCTACGACCGCAGCGGCCTCCACATCGACAACCCCGCCGACGGTGTCATCTACCGCGAGCGGGCCCTCCGCGCCATCGAAGGATGGGACCGGACCATCTCCGCCGAATGGAGAGAATCCGCCGAACGGCTCATCGACAACGCCCCGAACAGCACCAGAGGCCGAGCCATCGCCGACCACATCCTCCGCTGCGGCAGCCCCCAATACGTCCGCGCCTGGTACAAGTACATGTCCGGCGGCATCGACACCATGAGCGAAGCCGAACGGGCCGCCCTCGCCGAAGGCCGAGACCGTGCCGCCATGGCCGAAGGCGTCACCACTACCGGCGGGTTCATGGTCCCCGTCTTCATCGACCCGACCATCATCCTCACCAACACGGGTATCACCAACCCATTCCGATCCATCGCCAAGGTCATCAGCATCACCACTCAAACCTGGAAGGGTGTCACCTCTGATGGGGTGACGGCTGAGTGGACCGCAGAAGCAGCAGAAATGACTGATGCTTCACCGACGGTCGCGCAGCCGACCATCACCCCAGTGCGAGCCGACGCCTACGTTCAGGCGTCATGGGAGATGCTTGAGGACACGTCTATTGCGACTGAGCTGGCCATGCTTTTTGCTGACGCAAGGGACCGCCTGGAAGGGACGGCATTTGCAACTGGCACGGGAAGCACACAGCCCCAAGGCATTGTCGGCGCCCTTCAGCTGATCACCGCATCGCGGGTCAACGCCAACACGAATGGTGCCCTGGGTGCCATCGACATCTTCGCACTCGACAATGACCTGCCGCCGCGTTGGCGGGGCAATGCCTCATGGCTTGCGAACAAGGCCTATTGGAACCGGGTGCGGCAATTGGGAACAGACGCCACGGGGTTCGCCTTCTGGGTCGACTTCGGCGGTGGGCGTCCCGCTTCGCTGATCGGCTATCCGGTGTATGAGTCGTCGGCGATGCAGTCGACTCTCTCCTCGGCGACCGCAAGTAATGACGATGTAATTATCCTCGGTGATTTCAGGGCTGGCTATTACATCGTCGATCGCATCGGTATGTCCGTCCTCACCTCCAACGGCCTCGGAGTCATTGGCACCAACCGGAGGCCGACCGGCGAGACGGGATTCGCCGCCTTCTGGAGGGTCGGTGGCGACACCGTGATTGACAACGCCTTCCGGATGCTGCGCCTGTAGTCCATCTCCAACCTGATCGGGGGGAGGGTCCGGGGCTGTTCGCCAACTCCGGGGTCCCGGGTCCCTCCCCCCATTCCTGAGGAGCGGTGTGACAGCCAAACACGACCAGAAGGTGGCGGTCGCCTACCCGCATCCCGCCGACCTCTCCTCCAAATTCCACGTCTCTCTTGTCCGCTTACTGGTCCTCGACGCCTATGGCGCGACCGTGAACGGCGCCAAGGTGGGTGGCCGAGGCCGGATCGGCGCGGGCGGGGCGCACATCCCAGTCCACTCTGGCGCGCAGATCACCAAGACTCGGAACCGGATCGTGCGGGACTTCCTCGGACTCAAAGGGATCGACTGGCTGTGGATGATCGACGCCGACATGACCTTCGACCCCGATCTGTTGGAGCGCCTAGTCGAGGCGGCCCATCCGACGGAGCGGCCCATCGTCGGTGGCCTATGTTTCGCCTACATGCGGGACAACCCCCGCAAGTTCTGGCCCACCCTCTACGCCTGGGTGCCCGACACCGAACGGCTCCGGCGTCTCACCCAGTATCCGCCGGACCGGCTGATTCCGGTGGCTGCCACTGGCGCCGCCTGTCTTCTTGTCCACCGCAGCGTCTTCGAGGGGATGGCCGGCCGGTTCCCGCCGCCCTGGCCCTGGTTCGCCGAAACCCCTTTCTACGAACGCGACGACGACGGCCAGCCCATCTTTGAGACCGGCGATGCCTACTCGGAAGACATCACTTTCTGTCTGCGGGCCCAGGCTGCCGGTTTCCCCGTCCATGTCCACACCGGCATCAAGGTCGGTCACGTCAAGGAGTTCGTCGCTGACGAGACCGAATTCCTCCGAGAAACGGCCGTGTTGGCGGAGGCGTGCAAGCCGGCGCTGCCGACGTTTGCTGTCATCGCCTCGAAGAGCCGCCCGGAGATGCTCACCACCTTGCGCGCCCAGCTCGAGGGCCAGGTGACGAAGACGTTCGTGTTCGACAACGGCTACGACCCGCCGGCGCCCAAGGGTCTGTACGACGGTCGGGGCATGTCCCTGCACCATATGTGGAACATCGGACTGGGCATGGCCGAGGGCACAGTCGGGCGAGGGGAGCGGTTCAACGTCCTGATCCTCAACGACGATGTTGAGGTCCCCAACGAGTTCGCCGCCCAGCTCGAAGCGGGTCTACGCGCCGACGACGACCATTGGATCGCCTATCCGAACTGGCGCAATGACGTCCCTGTGGGGGAGGTGGCCCGCACCCAGTCCGACAAGCTGGCCGGGCAGACCATGTCCGGGTGGGCGTTCATGCTCCGCGGTGAGACCGGCCTCCGCTTCGATGAGCGGTTCGAATGGTGGTATGGCGACTCCGATCTGGAACGTCAGGTGCGTGAGGCCGGCAAGTACACGGTGTGTGTCGGTGGCTGTTTCGCCCGCCACCTCGACCCCCTGCGGTCCACTCTCGACGACCCGGAGCGGCTCGCCCAAGCCGAGCTCGACGAGAAGCACTTCGCGGAGAAGTGGGGGCTTGACCCGGCGACGCTGTGGCTGGCGCAGAGGTACGCGACGTGAGCGTCGCCCTGGTTGTCGTCACCGACGGCCGCTGGCAGTACCTCCAGAACACCCTCGACGCCGCCCGACGGAACCTCCGCTACCCATTCGCCCATCTCCGTCTCGTCGACGACTCCGGCTCCGACGATGTTCTCATCGCCGACGGATTCGAGATCGTCAGGCACCCCACCCGCCGGGGATTGGCCGCCGCCGTCCAATCCGCCTGGGCCGGTCTCCCCGACGACATCGACTTCGTCTTCCACCTCGAAGACGACTTCCTCCTCGTCGACCCGGTCGACATCGACGGCATGGCCATCACCCTGAAAGAACATCCGCATCTGGCCCAACTGGTGTTGAAGCGGCAGCCGTGGTCACCGGCGGAGCAGGCCGCCGGGGGGATCATCGAGATGCACCCCGCCGAGTACTTCGACCGCCACGGATTCGTTGAGCACCGCCGCATCTTCTCCCTCAACCCCTGTCTCATCCCCAAGTCCGTGATTGACCGAGGCTGGCCCGCCGGCAACGAAGCTGAGTTCACCGCTGGGCTGGTCGCCGCTGGCTACTCGTTCGCTTTCTGGGGTGGCCGACTCGATCCTCCTCGCTGTATCCACATCGGTGCCGAGCGGGCCGCGGGGTGGAAGGCATGATCGCCATCCTCGGTGCCGGGCCCCACGGCAGGGAACTCGCGGAGGTAGCCCGTGCCCTAGGTGAGGACTTCGTCTTCTTCGACGACGACCCCGACGTTCCCGCCGTCGGACCCGTGTTGCGGGCTGTATCCCACCGGGGCGGGTGGGTCGCTGGTGCGGCGTGGCCCGATGTCCGCCGCAAGATCCTCGGGCAGACCCCCGCCTTCTATGAGGCGGCGACACTCGTGCATCCGGCGGCGACGATCGGGGGGGACACGCACCTGGAGTCGGGTGTGGTCGTCGCCGCCGGAGCACGACTCGGGATCAACATCCGGGTCGGGTCCCACACCCACATCGGCATGGGCGCCACTGTCAGCCGCGACTGCCGCATCGGCAGTTGCGTCACGCTCTGCCCCAGCGCGGCCATCGCCGGCGGGGTGACCATCGAAGATGACGTCTTCGTCGGCATCGGAGCCTGCGTCGCCCACGAACTCGTCATCGGCGAAGGTGCCCTGGTCGGCGCCGGCGCCGTCGTCGTCGAGAACGTAGCCCCCGGTCAGACCGTGGTTGGGAATCCGGCGAGGCCCCGATGATCGCCGCTGTCACCATGGTCAAAGACGAAGCCGACATCATCGTCCCGGTCATCTCCCAGCTGTTCGCCCAGGGTGTCGACCGCATCTGGGTGGCCGACAACATGAGCAGCGACAAGACCCGCCCCCTCCTCGAGGACCTCGCCGTCCACCATCCGCTCACCATCGTCGACGACGACGAACCCGGCTACTACCAGTCCCACAAGATGTCCGCCCTCGCCGAGACGGCCTATATGGCCGACGCCGACTGGGTCCTCCCCTTCGACGCCGACGAATGGTGGTATGGCATCGGCGGCCGCACGATCGCGGAGCAGCTCACAGACGCCGACGCCGACATCATCAAAACCTGGGGTTACGACCACATCCCCCAACGAACCGACGACCACGACGAGACGGACCCGATCCGGCGGATGGGATGGCGGCGGGGCCACACCCAGACCTGGCCCAAGGTCGTGTTCCGGGCCCACCCCGGCGCCTACCTCCACATGGGCAACCACGACGTTGAACACCCCGGCCGGCGCGCGGCCGGCCACCTCGAGTACCGCCACTTCGGCTACCGCACCCTCGACCAGATGGCCCGCAAGGTCCGCCAGGGCAAAGCCGCCTACGACGCCTCCACCGTCCACGAGCTCCACGGCACCCACTGGCGGCGCATGGGCGCCATGTCCGACGACGAGCTTGCCGGCGAATGGGAAGCCCTCCTCGACGAGCAGGGTCTCGTCCACGACCCGGCCCCATGAACGTTTCCATCGTGATCCCCCATTACGGCGACTCGGCGCTCACCGTCGCCTGCCTCGCCCACATCGCCGTACACACCCCCAAGGGTGTGGAGGTGGTCGTCGTCGACAACGGCACCGGCGATCGGTTTCCCGCCGACGTCCGCATCAATAACCCGGAGAACCGCGGGTTCGCCATGGCCTGCAACCAGGGCGCCGCCGCCGCCGCCCACGACATGGTCTGCTTCCTCAACAACGACACCGAACCCCAAGCCGGCTGGCTCCCACCCTTGGTCGATGCTCTCGGTCCCGACGTCGCCGCCGTCGGGGCCCGCCTCGTCTACCCCGACGGCCGTCTCCAACACGCCGGGATTTGGCTGTACCGCACCAGCAGCGACGTGCTCGTCGCCGAGAACCGCCTCGAGGAACACCCTGCCGGCGACGCCGAAGCGGTCACCGCCGCCTGCATGCTCGTTGACCGACCAAAGTTCTTCGCCGCCGGCGGCTTCGACGAGGGCTACTTCAACGGCTACGAGGACGTCGACCTGTGCCTGACGCTGCGGGAACGGGGCTGGCGGGTCGTCTACCAGCCGGCCTCCACGGTCATTCACCACGAGTCGGCGTCGGGCCCGGCCCGGTGGGTGGCCGTCCGGGAGAACATCGCCCGGCTCCAGAACAAGTGGGCTTGGACATCGACCGTGGCGGGGGGCACCAATGGCTAACGCCATCGACATCATCAGCCTGGCGGAAGCCAAAGCCGCACTCAACATCACCGCGTCCACCTGGGACACCGAAGTCGCCACCTACGTCACCGCCGCCTCCCAAGCGATCGACCGGTTGTGCGGCCCGGTCATCACCCGCACCATCACCGGCGAAACCCACCACGGCGGCCGCCACTCCATTTGGCTCCGCCAAACCCCGGTCGTGACCATCAGCAGCATCGTCGAATATGACGGCACCGTCGCCACCACGTTGGCCGCCGAAACCAACACGGCCAAGACCGCCAACGACTACGCCATCGACCTGGCCACCGGCCGGGTCACCCGCCGCCAATCCAACTTCGCCTCGCGGTTCCCGATCGGCATGAACAACGTCGTTGTCACCTACACGGCCGGCCGGGGCGCCGCCGCCGACGACCGCTTCAAACTCGCCTGTTCGTTGATCCTGGCCAACATCTGGCGGGGCGAGCAGGGATCGGGCACCGTCACCTTCGGAGCGCCATTCGAAGAGGCACCCTTCGGCGCCACGTTCTTCATCCCCAACAAGGCCCGACAGATGCTGGTCGATGACCTCCGGGCACCCAACGTCGGATGAGCACCCCCACCCAGTTCGCCGCCAAGATGCGGCGCCTCTCCACCGACATCCACGGCGCCGACCAGGCCATCGTCAACCGGGCCGCGTTCATTGTGAAGAAGTCGGTGCAGGCCCAGCTGGCCGTGGCCATGCCCAGCGGCCGGCTCCGGGGCGTCGGGAAGAAAGGCGCCCGGGTCGGTGTCCGCTATACCCTCTACCCCCACTCCGCCAAGGTGTTCATGTTCGGCCCCGCCCAGCTCATCGAACGGGACACCAGACCCCACCGGATCCCCCGCGAGTTCCAGGGACGGACCCGACGGGACGGCACCCGCCGGAAGCGAACCAAGCCGATCGCCATCCCCAATGTGGGTGTCCGCCAGTGGGCCATGCACCCCGGCACCAAAGGGAAGCACCCGTGGGCCAAGGGTGTGGTGGCCGCAAGGGTGCCGGCGCAGCGGGTCGCCGCCGAACACTATTTCGCCACCGTCCGACGGGCACTGCGGTAGATGGCCCGCAATTCGCTGGCGGCAGCCAAAGCCGAGCTCTACGCCCTCCTCCAAACCGGGGGCACCCCCACGGTCTCCGGTGTCACCGCCGTGTTTGATTACGAGCCGTTCTCAGGCCAGTCCGCCAAACCGGTGGCCATGACCATCTTCACCGCCGGGATGACCCCTACCGACTATCTGATCGCCCTGCGGATCTACCACACCACCGAAGTCGACGTCGCCGCCGCCCAGGCCGCACTCGACACCATCATCCAAGCCACCGACGCGCTCATGACCTCCGGCTTCGGCCCATCTGAGTGGACCGTCGAGTTCCAGGTGGACATCGCCGCCCTCGTCGCCACCAACGTGTTCCAGGTCGGACGTCAGGATGCCGCGTTCTCATGAGGATCCTGAAGGATGGGCGAATCCGTGGACAAACGGGAATGCCACATTTGCCAACGCCTGCGGGATGCTCGCCGAGCCCCGCGAAGGGGGTGATGGCAATGCGAATCCTGACCGTTCATCCTGGGCCATGGTTTTAGCGTCGCCGACCTCCACACCGGCTGGGTCGAAGCCCTCCGCCAGCTCGGCTGCACTGTCGCCGACTTCAACCTCCACGACCGCCTCTCTTTCTACGAGGAGGCATCGCTGCACCGCGACGGCGAATGGCGCAAGGCGTTCACCGCCGACGAAGCTATCCTCCTCGCCGCAAAAGGCGTTCAGGCCGCCTGCTACGAGTTCGGCCCCGACGTCCTCCTCGTTGTCTCCGGGTTCTACATCCCCCATCAGCTCCTCGACCTGTGTCGCGCCCGCGGCACCAAAGTCGTGCTCCTCCACACCGAGGAACCCTACGAGACCACCAAGAACCTGGCCCGGGCCGCCCGCGCCGACCTCAACCTTGTCAACGACCCGGTGAACCTCGAGCGGTTCCGCCAAGTCGCCCCCACCGTCTACATGCCCCACGCCTACCGACCCGCCCTTCACCGGCCCGGCCCGGTACGAGCCGAGTGCGTCTCCGATTTCTGTTTCGTCGGGACCGGCTACCCGTCCCGCATCGCCTTCTTTGAACAGGTCGGCTGGGACGGCATCGACGTCGCTCTCGCCGGCAACTGGCAGTGGCTCGACGACGACTCGCCACTCCGCAAGCACCTCTGCCACGACATCGGGGCCTGCTGCCACAACGAAGAGACCGTCGACCTGTACCGGGCCACCAAAGTCGCCGCCAACCTGTACCGGCGCGAAGCCGAATCAGACGCCGAGGCCGGCTGGTCCATGGGACCCCGCGAAGTCGAACTCGCCGCCACCGGCACCTTCTTCCTCCGGGAACCCCGCGGAGAAGGCGATCAGGTCCTCCCCATGCTCCCGACCTTCGACGGGCCCGGCGACTTCGGAGACCAACTCCGCTGGTGGCTCGCCCACGAAGACCAACGACGCATCGCCGCCATGGCCGCCCAACTGGCCATCAGCGGAAGAACATTCGAGAACAACGCCCGGGCGCTCCTCGAGCTGCTCGGCCACTAGACAAGGAGCGGTACCTTGGCACGTATCCACGGCAGGCGTGGTCGTTTGTACATGGGCATCGCGTCGGATACGGCCGCCGCTGAGCCCGTCGCCTTCCTCAACAACTGGTCCATCAACTTCAGTGTCGACAACGTCGAGGTGACCGCCTTCGGTGACACCAACAAGGTGTACGTCGCCGGTCTCCCCGACGCCTCTGGTAGCTACGCCGGCTTCTACGACGACGCCACCGCCCAGATGTACACGGCGGCCGCCGACGGCCTCGCCCGACGGTTCTACCTCTACCCATCCAACAACAACACCGTCCAGTACTTCTTCGGGACGGCCCTCTTCGACATGACCGTCGAAGGCACCGTCGACGGGTCCGTCAACGTCTCCGGCGACTTCAACGCCGCCAGCCCCATCAGCAAGGTCGGCTAGCCCATGCCGTTCCAGGTGTCGTTGGGCGACCAGAAGTGGCGCACCGACGACCTGACCCTCGACGAAGCCATCGGCATCGAGAAGGTGACGGGCCGGTCGTGGATGCAGATCAACCCGTTCCGGTCCGCCGAGGATGTCAAGGCGATCCTGGTGGCGTTCCTGTCCCGGACCATGGACCCGGCGGCAGCCACCGCCAAGATTGGGGGCCTGTCGATCCAGGAGGTCCTCGACGGGGTCGACGTCGTGAAGGACGATACCCCTGATATGTACGAGGAAGGCATCCCAAAAGCGGAGGGCGAACCTGGGACGACTGGATCGTCTGGGCCGCCCGACGATTCGGATGGCCCCCCTCGGTGACCCTCGCCCAGACCATGCGGCATCTCGTGTTGCTGAACGAGGCGGGCTGAGATGGCGCTGACTGAGAAGTTCCAGCTGATCATCGACACGGTCGGGGCCGGGGCGGCCGCCCGTGACTTCGACCGGCTGGCCGCTTCGGCGTCCGGCTTGGGGAAGGCGACGGGGAAGACGGCGGGGATGTTGGACGGCCTCGCCTCCAAGGCGGGGATTTCGGCGTCGGCGCTCAAGGGTGGGCTGGCGACGGCGGCGGTGGCGGCGGGGACGGCGCTGGTCGGGTTCGCCGCCGATTCGGTGGGGGTGTTCACCGATCTGGCCGGCGCCGTCCTCAAGGTGCAGCGCGCCACCGGCGCCTCCGCCGAGGACGCCTCGCTGCTCGTCGCCGCCTTCGACGACATGAACATCTCGGTGGAGACCGGCTCCAAAGGCCTGTTCCAGTTGGCGAAGCGGGTGGAGACGTCGGGGGAGGCACTGGCCGGCTTCGGTGTCCAGGTGGCCCGCGCCAAGGACGGCACCGTGGACATGGCGGCGACGTTGCTGTCGGTGGCGGACGCCTACCAGGCGACGGAGGACCCGGGCCGCCGCGCCGCGCTGGTCAACGCCGCGTTCGGGAAGTCCGGCCAGGAGCTGATCCCGATCCTGGAGGCGGGCCGCGCCGGGATTGAGCGGTTGTTCTCGGGTGCCCGGGACACGGGCCAGATCCTGTCCGAGGAGCAGGTGAAGCAGGCGGAGGACTACCGCCTGGCCATGGATGACCTGTCGGACACGGTCAATGAGTTCTCGTTGACGTTGGGGACGACGCTGGTGCCCCAGCTCGCTCGGGCGGCGGACGGCCTGGCCGGCTTCATCGAGAAGGTCGGTGGGCTCGACTCCGCCACCGCCGACGCCGACGATCAGACCGAAGGGCTGCTGGAGACCCTGGCCGATTTCGCGGTGACGGCCCTCGTCGGAGCCGACGGCATCGAGGAGGAGGCGGCGGCCGCCCGGGAGGCCACCTCCGTGTTCTCCGACATGAAGGGGTGGGTGGACCGATCGCGGGTATCGGTCGCCGAACTGGATGGGGAGCTCGACACGCTCATGTCGACCACGTTGGCGACGACGGGGGCGCAACGGGCCTATGAACAGGCCACCCGGGGGGTCACCAACGCCGAGCGGGGCCTGGCCGACGCCCGCGCCAACCTCAACGAGCTGTTGCGCGAGGGGGCGGTCGACGAGGAGAAGGT